TTTCACCATAGTTTACGTTTTGGATATAGCAACCACCTAGGTCCCATGCATCTAAAACGTTTTCTGTACTGTTACTACCATCTAAGTTTTCAATTTTCATACCAAACTTATATCCGGCGCCAGCTCTTGCAGAAGATTGTTCTGCATGATCAACTTGACGTTGTAGCTGTGCTGCAATAGATTTAGCAACTGCGCCTGTTACATCATCACGAACTGTTAGTGCAATAGGATCCCAAGTGTGTTTACCTGCTAAATTGATCTTTGAGTTGTACACATCAATAACGACATCGTCGTGTGTCAAGCTAGGTCGCGCTACGCTGACTACTTGACTTGTTAGTTCGGCACTAGTACTGCCGCCGAAATTAGTTAACGTTACACGGAAACGATATTGTAGTTTTGGTTGAACTAGAATGCCGTCGGCGCCGCCAATTACGTTAAATTTTGTTAGATTAACTGCCATTTTGTATTTCTCCTGTCAGTGTTATTTAGCGTGTGCCGCCGGCAATCGCGCCAGTGTTTACAACTCGAACCGGAATATAGATGAATTCAGCTGCCTTAACCGGCTCAATTGCCACGTCAATATACAACTCATTTCTATCAATTCTAGTAGGAGTGTTGTTAGTTTCATCGCATACCACTAAGAAGTCATACACAGCACGTTTGCTGAATAGGTCTGCCAAGAAGCCATTGAATACTGCTAATACGCGATCGCGTGTACGCTTGTCATTTGGTTCAAAGATGAACGGACGAGCAATAACATCAAAACGCTCACGCAAGTAAGCTAACAGGCGACCAACGTTAACACGGTCAAGTGCAGAGCTGCTTGGGTATAAAGTCTTTTGACCCCAGATATATAAACCTTGTCCTGGGAAATTAACCAATGGGTTAACATTCTTTTCGTATAGAGCATCGCGTTGACCTTGGTTCAATGCCAATGGAACAAATTCATTTTCAGCGTTTACAACACCAAGATTACTGATACCGCTTAGAGCACCACGTGTCAAACCAGCCGGAGCGAACCATGGGTAAGAGATTTGGTCGTTGTAAGCAATACCACGTAGAACTGAGTGACTTGCTGGGACTGCAACATCGTTACCGCTCAAGTCAGTTGACAATCCACTTGGGAAATAAATTGCTGCGCCACCATTGCGTGTCACTAAGCCATCTGCACCGTTAGTGCCAGCATTAGTTCCAAGTGCCCAATTAACAACATCAGTAGTTTTAGCAGATAACTTCAATGGAGTATCAGCAATAACAAATGCAGTTTCCTTACGATCAACGTTCAATGTGACCATTTCGTCAATACATTCAACGTAACCAGGTGTTGCAATAATGTTGAACACTAATGTTTCTGCACGAAGTTCTTCGTTGTCAGCCAATGCTTCTTGTAAACGCTTGACAACAACACGACGTTGAGCTTTGTCGAACATGTAAGGGGCGCCTGCTTTAGGACCGCTATCAACGTTACCAGATTCTGTTTGCCAGAAACCTTCTGTTGCATTCCAGGCTTTTACGTTACCAGAGCTTACTGCGCTGTTCCATAACAACATGCCTTCTGGGTAGTATGCTGGATTTGGAGTACTGTCATCCATTGGAGTTGCACCACCGCCTACACCACTGGCATCACCTGCTGTGGCTGTTAAGTCGGCAAACAGTGCGCCACCAGGGGTTGTTTGATCAGCATTATCCTTGGCTACCCAAGCACTGCCATCAAATGTTTTAATCACTGGATAGTTTACCATATCATTTGTGTCAACCCATACATCACCAAAACTTGGTTCAGTTGGTTCAGTTGTATTGACGTCAACTTGTGTAGCTGGCAACCAAGTTGGCTGGCCACCAACAGTTGCTTTGACATAAACGTCAACTGTGTCGCCTGCATCATACCATAATGTACCATTGGCAGTTGCTCCAAACGGTGCAGTGGATGCTGCTGATAAATCTAAGCTAACAAATGCTGTGCCATTGTAACGTTTAACAGTAAACGCGCCAGTGGAAGCTGAAGGTACTTGCAAGTAAATGCTGTTTGTTGCTAATTTAGAACTAAATGCTGTAATTGCTGTTGCGTTATCTGCGTAAGCAATTAATTGATCGTCGTTGCCAGCACCAATTGTTTGCGCTGTCCAACTTTGAGTTGTTGCATTGTATTTTTTCAATGAAACGCTTAAACCAGCATTTGGCGAAGTGGATTTGATCCAAACTGCACCAGCTGATGCTGTTGGAACTGAATAGTGAGGAGCAACTGTTACAGTTGAACCAAGATTAGCTGTAGAAACTGCTACCCATGTTGCAACGCTATCAACTAATATTTTTTTGTAGTAAGTTGTCACGGTACCTGCTGATACTGCATAGCTACCAACTGTACCAACGCTTGCGCCAGGAACCCCTGTTACAGGCGTAACTAATTTAGCTTCCCAAGTAGCACCATTGCCTTCAAATAAACCAAAGGATGTAGCACTTGTATCTAACCAATACTGACCATTCGTTGGTGGACCAACTGGTGCAGTTGCTTGGGGTTCTAATTCTTCCATATCTAAGTCTGCACGGACTAGAACAGCACGGTTAGCAATACCTAAATAGTAATAAGCGGCTAGTAAGCCGTATTCGTTTAATTCGTGACCGTGTACTGGCGTACCATCAACGATAGTGAAACTTGGTTCACCATACAATTGTACCAACTCGCGTTGACTTGTAATGATAAGCGGTTTTTTAGCAAAAGGTGCAGTTGTATATTGCGCCGTTGAACCATCTGGTGCAGTTTTACCTGTACGGGTTGCAAGAACAATAACAGGTACTGTACCTGAGCCGGCTGCGCCGTATGCGCTTTCATCAATAACTGAAACGCTTACGCCTGGGGAACTTAATTGAGCCATTTGAAATATCTCCATAATCTAAGGGATTCTACCCTCTATGAAGATATTTAGCAGATAGTATTAAAAGAGAGCCTATTTACCGGTAATAGTACTTTTACTGTTTACTGGACAATCAATGCAAGTTGCGTGTACAATTCTTGCACCGTTTTATTATTGTCAATGACAGCATCAAACGCTGTGCCAATCCAGGCGGTTTCGCTGGCATGAATGCCTTCGGTCACAAGCCATTGTTGTGCTTTTGTATCGCCGCGATTTGCAATACTTGCAATGTCAAACCAGTGTGGTTTAGTACCGCGCTCTATACAAATTACCAATCCGCCTGCTTGTTTAATTGCTCGAATTTCGTTTGGAAAGCGACAATCTGAAATAACAATATTGTCTTGGGAATTTCGTAAACGTGCTTCTAAACTGGCAATCCAAATATCATCATGGAATCCGCGGCGGCAAACTTCAGTGCCCCAAAGCTGTAGTGCCAATCGAGGAGTTAGCTCTGGCATTCCTATGCGTTCTGCCCACCAAGGATCAACTTGTTCTCGCCATTCACGAGCTTGTTTGGTGCGGCCTTCGAGTAGTTCTCGATCCCATCCAAATACTGCTGCTACTGCATCTTTAAGAGTAGCAGCAAACGAGTCCCGTCGAAACTCATGAAAGTTTACAAGATAGTCAGCGGCAGTGTCTTTGCCAGAACCAATTGAGCCGCAGATACCAATAATTTGTTTAGTCATGCACTAGTGTAGCATAACTGCAATGCTAGAGCAAGAGTTTAATTAGCCAAATATAAATCCCAGTGGTGTACCACCGTCGGCATAAGTTTTCAAATCTTCTTCCAATTTTTCCATTTCGGCTTGGCCCTGGGCAATCATATCAGTTCCGTTCAAGGTAACGCCACCCTGTGGGCCGGCAAGCTGCGAAAACTTACTGCGAGCTTGGCCCAGCATCATCTTGGCAGTTGCTAGTGCATAATCTTTAATCCAAGGGCTGGCACTGGTGTCTTGCAATAATGTTTCATCGGGGCGATAATTGTAAGTATGTAGCAATACACGTTCTTCACCCTTAACAACGCGGTGTAAACTTAAACGCTTACTTGTAGTTGACCATGTAAATGTAATGTATGCTCCGAACATTCTGCCTAACAATTCGCGCTGACCCATAAACAATTCAAACGACAGCAGCCCTTGGCCGCGAGCAGCATTCAGCATGTACATGTTCAAATATGCTGCTTCAAATGGTTCAAAACTTGTGCTAGTTGTACCAACGCCGCCTTCGCCAGATCTGTAAATTACTTTAACGTCAATTACTTCTTCGGGCAATGTGTAATCACTAGCACCACCGGCTAGAGTTAGAATCATGAAACTCTCTTCGACTGCACGACTGCTACGCTGTCGATACTTTGCAATAGCTTTATCGATAGCCATGTCGTAGTGCTCTTTATCAAGCTCTACATCAACCATTCCGCCGCCCAGGCTTAGTTCAATGTATTTTGCAGCTTTAGAACGATATGTTGTTTTATTGTCAATCATGTGTAGTCTCCAGTAGTATTTACCGGAGACTACTTGATAAGACTTACTTAATTGCGCGAAGCAGGATGGTTTCTGGACTAATGCGTCCTTTTAGTTTGACTTCTACGCTTTTAATAGTGTCCATAAACTTACGAAGCTGTGGCTTACCAAGCGTCTTAAACTCAGTGAGCTTTTCTGCTGGTTTTCTCAGTGTTTTTGTAATACTCTTAATCTCGTCGAACCCAATGATGGCACTGCCTTTGACACCTAGCTGGCCTACTACCATGTCACCATGCATAGCTACGACAAAGCGACCGATCTTACGTGTCTTGGTGTTGTAAGTCCACAGCTCGCTCATACCCAAAATCTCAGTTGGGTTGATACTCTTGAGCCCAAGCTCTGCGAACTCTTTGAGGTACTTGAGGCCTCGTACTGTACGCTCTGGGGGTACTGGCTTGCGCTTTGGCTTGGCACGAGTTGCAATTTTGCTTGTCTTATAAGCCATTGCATCATTGATGATCGACTCATAGAACTTAATCAGCGCCTTAACTTCACGCTTGCCCATGAACTTGTATGCTTCGTTCAATTGTGCGTCAGTGCCGTCGAGCAACTCGTTCATTTCTGCGATACGGGGACGAATGATATCTGGAATTTTAGTTGCATACTGCACTGCAATATTTTGCGCACTTAGCAACTTAAATGTTGAGTACTCTTTGCCTTCGGTTATAAACTCGTCGATGGCACCTTCAACTTCACCCATTGCTTCGCTAAACTTTTCAGCAAGGCGATCTTGAATTGTTTCTTTTTTAATTACTACTTCGCCAGGTTTGGCAACGACTACTTCTTCCTTTTCATCAAGCAATCGCTGCTCCAATGAAGCAACTTGTTCGATGATAGAGCGGTCCTCGCCTTCTTGAATCTGAAATCCAGCAAGAATCATGCGGCAGAGCCAGCCAGTTGTTAGTCCAAATGCATTATCAGGTAAACGCTTGAACTTTACTTTGTACGACTTATAGTCTTCAACAGTACTGCAATAGTCTTCAAAAAAGCTACGAGCCTGTTTACGATCGCATGAATAGTTGTACCAATTGAAACTGCGAGCCATATGTGAACGACGGGCTGATTCGCTATAATTATCTTGCTTAGACCAATTTGGCTCGTCGCCCATATACTTAATATCAGTTACGGGAATAGCACTCAGCTTAATTCCACCTTCAGCATCAACTCG